TGAGAAAATAAAGTTTGATTTAAGGTTGATATTTTTTGTACAATGATCCTAGAAAATTGAAACATTGCACCGACTTAAAAAGGAGTTTTACATTATGAGCCAGGAAGTAAAAGAAGTGAGAGACGTTTTAGAACAAGCAGGTATTACACCAAAAGAAGCTGCGGAGCTTTGGAAAATTGCGAAACGCTCAGCAGTCCAGAAATTGAACGGCACACGCGCTATGAGTTTGGACGATGCTATAACACTTGCAGATAAGGTTTATGATAGCCAAAAGGAACCGGAGGAATGGCGTAGCTTTTTGAGAAAACTATCAAAGTTAAAGAGGTCTGAAACAATTGTGAAAGAATACATTGATTACGTCTGCCACAAAACAGCCGTCAACTATAAAGACCTACCGAAGATTTTAGACTTGTCGAAGGTGGCGTTTAGCCAGCGAATAACAATGAAGGTTAGATTTAGCGCTACTGAAGGTCTGGTTATGGCTGAAACTTTCTATAAGGATGAGAAGGAGCAATTGGCTTTCATAAAAAAACTTATGGAAATTAGTCAATAAGTATTAACTTCTGGTTAGGTTGGCCCGAAAAGGTGAAAGACTAAAACAATTAAACTAAACGAAAGGGTTTAAGATGAAAGGTATAATTTTAAAGATTGATGATAAGCCGGTAATCAAAGTAGGTAAGCAATACGGAACGGCAACCGGCGGGCGAAAAGCTCACATATTCAAGTCACGCTTTGAGGCGAAGCAGTTCTTAAAAACTCATGTCGTAAATTTGGAAAAGGTAGAAGTCGTGAAGGTTGAAGCAACAGAAGAAACAGACAAAAACTGATAGGCAGGTTAAGCGATGCAACGAATATACAAAAAAGACTGGACAGAAAAAGAAGCAAAAGAGTTAGCCAAAATTATGAGCTTGGGCGAAATCGCGCAAGAGCAATTCGACGCTTTTATGGATCAAGACAGCGCAAGCGTCGCACTCCTGGTGAGAGTGGCGCAGTACAGGCGCAGAATGAAAAGTGAAAGAGTTTTTTCTAGGTAGGTAATAAAGATTGCAATTCAAAATAGAATTGTGATTTAATAATACAAGCGACTGAACACCGCAACCAGAAACAATTTAATAAATTGCTCGAAAGAGCCAGCCCCTCGGCTTTCCTATGCGGTGTTCAAAAGTCGGGGGGTTTTTATTTGCAAGGGAGAGAGATGGAAGACCCAAACTTCATAGGACTATGCGACAACTGTGGTGTAGTAGAAGGCTACGCATGGGAAAGAGATGATGACCCGCCAGATTGGGCAAACGCTTGTACTGAATGCGGAAGTGAAGATATTTACGATTTGGAAATGATTGATAGTATCGAAGAGAGTAAGCACGAAGCGATTCTTGAAGCCTACCAGGAGCTCGCAGATTCAAGCGACTATGAAGACCGTTTGAGAGCTGAGGGATTTATTAAAGCTTTGGAGGTTTTGATATGAGCAAATTGCAAGAACGATTAAATCATATTGGTGAGCTAGTCCGAGGTTTGTCAGAGCAAACCTCTGGAAACATCACAATTATAAATTCGAATTGTCAAATGCTGGAAAACAGACTAGAGGAAATTGAAAAGAAAGTCCAAGACCTTGAGACAAAAACAGCATCAGATTTGTCTCAAACAGTTGTTGCAGAAAGCACAACAAGTGAAGAGCAGGATTGTTTTTGGGTGGCTAGAGACGAAGGTGGTCTTTTTGCTTTTTCTGAAGAACCGGAGTTTTTTCGAGGTGAGTGGTCTTCAGATAGTGATTACCATAAATTGCCAGCCAATTTATTCCCACAAGTCACTTTCGAAAACAGCCCTCAAAAACTACTGCTTGAATCATCTATTTCCAAAATGGAAACAGTTGAAAAAGAATTCGACAGACAAAGGGCTTTGGAGTTGTTGGATATTATTGATTTTGAATATTGGGATTGTGTAACAAATAAAGTGATGGAAAATTCTATTGAAGAGCTTCGTCAAATGCTTGGGGGATAAGATGAGTAAATTTGATGATGGAATGTTGTTTGTAATAAAAAAGATTCGGGAGGTTATCGAGTGAGTGAAGAAAATCAATTCGAACAGTATTGGAGAAATTACGGAGAATTACACGCTTCAATGTGCGGAGGTGATATTAAGCAATTTGCTAAAGATATTTGGTTGAGTGCTTCAAGTTTTAACGAAAAGAGGAAGGCGGAGATAGCTTTAGAAATATTCAACGAGTTTGATAATTCAGTGCCACCATCAAAAAATTTCGAAAACGACTGGGATAAATTTATGAGTTGGCTTGATGAAAAAGCGAAGGGGGAGTGAAGCCGAAATGAACAACCGAACTAAACTTTCACCTCCAGGTTGGCGCACTTGCTCTATTTGTGGCTGTCAATTTAAAAGAAAGCGTGACAAACATATAGAACAGGAAATAGAATTGATAATTCCGGCGACTTGGTGCAGTGATTGTTACTTGTTGCCATTTTAAGAAAGGGAAAAAGATGGATCAAAACTTTAAATACGACTTACTGACCGACGAAATCACCGAGCGGTTTTTTGAAGCCGCGCACAAAGAAAACGCGGAGCAGGAGGGGCGTACCTACCTCGGCGCTTCTATTATCGGGCATCCATGCCTGAGGCGGTTGTATTACTCCTGGACAGCCGGAAGCGTTCCAGTAGAGGGCAGGGTAGCTCTAATCTTCAAGGTGGGCCATGCGCTTGAGGATTTGGTTATCAACACTCTAAGAAATGCAGGATATGTATGCGAAGAGCCACAAAAGGGTTTTTCTGATTTTGATGGAAGGTTTAAAGGCCATGTTGATTCGATCATCAAAAACTTAGTGCAAACCGAGGACGGAAAATTTCACGATGCTATTCTTGAGGTAAAGACAGCGAACGACAGAAAGTTTAAACTCTTTCAAAAAAATACAGTAGTCAAAACTGATGCAAACTACAAAGCTCAGGCACACGTATACATGCACTACTTCAAAAAGCGCTATTGTCTTTTCGCGGTCATCAATAAAAACAATTGTCAGATATACTTTGAAGTTGTTGAATACGATGAAGAAGTGGCGCAAGAGATGAGACAAAAAGCGCAGTTTATCTTCAACGCAAAGAGCGAGCCACCGATACCAGAAGGTTTTAATCAAGATTGTTTCGAGTGCATGTACTGTAGTTATAATACCGCTTGTTATGGTCAGAAAGATTTGCCGTTTTAGGAGTTTGGAAAATGAAAAAAATTGACGAAACAGGAACAGACGAAATCAGAGTGCGCGCTCAAAACTTTTCGATGCTTTGCACTAATATCTATGCAATGGAGTTTTTCAGAAAGCAACACGCACACATGATAATGGGAACTGGAAAAGTTCACGGCGTAGAATTTGCCATTTTAAATATGTGGGGCGATATTGTAATAGTCGTCCAGGGCACGAACGACCTGAAAACTGCCCTGCATGATGGGATGATATGGAAAACGTCCGAGGGCTTGGAACCGTTCAAATTTCACGCAGGGTTTAACCGCATCGCTTCTAAAATGGCTGACTTTCTTATTGATTGGGATATAGTAACTTCAAGACGACTATACATCACAGGGCACAGCGCGGGCGGTGCGATTGCTCAAATCTTGGCGTATCACCTGGAAATAAGGCACGATATAGAAGTGGAAAAGGTGTACTCTTTCGGCGCGCCGATGATTACAACACACGGACACGCTTGCAGATTGCAGGCAGGTCACATAGCGAAAAAGATATACAACTTTATGCTTGAGAAAGACGAAGTTACAGACGTGCCGACAGGTTTGCCGTTTTTCTATGACTATCAGCGAATAGGGAGGCTATTCTGGATTAACGTAAACAACGTGCCCGAAAAGGCATACACTACAACAAAGTACAGGCGCATCACGCGAAACCCGCTAAAAAACTTCTGGTTTGAGAGGGTTGACGATCATGCGCCATTGCACTACTTTCGATGCCTGAGCAAGCTAAAAGTTATCGTTTAATCGCATCTGATAGAATAGAAGAGTTCAAATATTAAAAAGGAGCGTAGACGATGGAAGATTTATTAAGTTTGTGGCCGATTGCCTTGGTTATCATTGTGACTATTTTACTAAAGAAGAAAAATTCAAATAACGGGAATTTAGACTAGCAGTATTTCAGTATTTGAATTGTGTTAAAATTGAAAGGGATACAATGAGTGAAAAATTGAAATCACCAGAAAAACGAGTCGTCAATATTTACGATGGCGAAAAGTATAAGCTAGTAAGCACGCCAAAAGGTGACAAATACATTTTGGATTCAGGAGAAGAAGAAAATGAAGATGAAAAAAAACCACGGAAATGAGCCAACGCATATCAAGGCATCAATGGCAGGTAAGTCGATGGCGAAAAAGCTGAAGGCTGAAAGTATTAAGCCTGCACATAACAACATGGCAAAGAAGAAGTAAAACAATCGCCCGAACGCCTCTGATCCAAGCGCACTTTTCGGGCCTGTTTTATTATTACTACTATGCCGATTCAAAAAGTTAAAGGCGGGTTTCGTTACGGTTCACGCGGTAAAGTCTACAAGACGCGCTCAGAAGCAACGAAGCAAGCCAGGGCGATCCATGCGAGCGGATACAAGAAGCCAAAGCGACCCGGTAAGAAGAGAAGGACTTGATGCAAATTAAAGAAAAACCGTTGAAGGATTTGATACCGTATGCTAGGAATCAACGTAAGCATTCAGAGGATCAGGTTAAAAAAATCGCTTCAAGTATAAGAGAGTTCGGTTTTAAAAACCCCGTAATCGTAGACAAGGATATGTCCATAATCGCAGGGCATGGACGTTGCCTAGCGGCTGAAAAATTAGGTCTTGAAAAAGTGCCTGTGATTGTTGCCGATGATTTAAGTGAGGCGCAGGTTAAAGCCTACCGACTAGCGGACAATAGACTTCAAGATTTATCCGAGTTTGATATGGAATTAGTTAGTCTGGAGCTTGAAGAGTTGCAAGGGCTTGATTTTGATTTAGAGTTGACTGGTTTTGACGCTGATGAAATTGCGAGCGAGCCGATTGAGGGCTTGACCGATGAGGACGAAGTCCCAGAAGCACCCGAAGAGCCGAAAACTAAGCTGGGTGATATTTGGCTACTCGGTAATCATAGGGTTATGTGTGGGGATAGCACAGATGCGGAGCAGGTGGCAAAGTTGATGGATGGTAAAAAGGCTGATATGGTTTTTACTGACCCGCCTTATGGGGTAAGTTATGAAGGTGGTCATTTCCATTCGGGTGATGTAAATATTAAAAGAAAAAGGGAAAAACTAAAGAATGACGCTACTGAAGACATTTATTCAAGAGTAGTTCCGGTTATATGTCAATTTTGTGATGGCCCCATCTATACTTGGTATGCCGACTCTAAGCCACTTGCCTTGTATAGTGCTGTTTATGAATTTGGTGAAATACACGCGCTCATTATTTGGCACAAGACAAATGCAAAATATGCGGCAATGAACGCTCAATATAAACAAAGACATGAACCCTGCTTATATTGGAAACCAAAAGGCAAAACTCTAAAATGGTGTGGCCCTACTAATGAAGCCACTGTCTGGGAAATAAAGAGGGACTCTAAAAATGATTACCATCCTACGCAAAAACCCACAGCACTAGCAGAAAGGGCAATAGGAAATCATAAGGCTGAAAACTGCCTTGATTTATTTCTCGGCTCAGGTTCCACACTAATCGCCTGTGAAAAAACAGGGAGAACTTGCTATGGAATGGAGCTTGATCCAATTTATTGTGATGTGATTGTAAAGCGATGGGAGGATTTTACAGGGAAAAAGGCGGTTTTAAGTGAAGCGTAAAGTCGGCAGACCAAGAAAAGTTATAGATTGGAGCCAGGCTGAAAAGCTCGCCTCGCTTCATTGCACAGGTGAAGAAATAGCTTCATTCCTGGAAGTTGATTATGACACTTTGAACTCAGCAATCAAGAGAGAATTTGACTGCAATTTTTCGGAATGGTATAAAAAAAATAGCGCCAAGGGGAAAATTTCATTGCGCCGAAAGCAGTTTGAACAGGCGCTTTCTGGTAATACTTCACTTCTGATCTGGCTCGGCAAACAATGGCTAGGTCAAACAGACAAGATCGAAAACGACTCTGGCACGCAAATAAACATCGACGCGGATTTTTTCAGTAACTTGAAAAACAACAACAACGACAACAAAAACGACGAGTAACTAAAACTATGTTATACTAAAAGCACGTTTTTCATTCCTTTCGTCTAAAAGCCTCGGTTATGTTTTCCAGCCGGGGCTTTTTTCATTATCTTGAGTCACCAACAATCGTTTGTTGACTGCACAGAGGTTTTAGCCGTTGAACCAGCTTTTGCAAATCAACGGTTTTTTTCGTTGTGATAGAATTAACTTTGTTTTCACTTCAAGAAAGGTTAAGTCATGCAAATCGTGCGAAACATTTTTCTATTCATCATTTTTTCAACAATCGACTTCTCAGCGCCATCGAATGATTACATTCACGAGATAGCGAAAGGAAGTTACGGCTCAAAGAAAAGCTTAATTCACCTTCACGGTATCAATCGCACTACTTCTACAACCGAAACAATCTGGAGCCAGGGCGGTGAGTACAATTGGCTCGATACCGCTACACTTGTCGAACTTTCAAGTTCTGACAATTCGGACGCGGTTACAATTACGATAACCGGGCTTGATTCAAGCTACGCTGTAACTTCTGAGAATGTGACCGTTTCAGGTAATTCAATTGTAACGAGCACAGTAGAGTTTTTGCGAATTAACAGCGCCGAGAACGCTACAGATACAGAATTTGACGGCGATATTTCAATAGCAATCGAGGGCGCGTCGTGGTCAAGCGGAGTGGCTCAAAATACTACAGAAGTTTTAGCTTTACTTGATGCACTGGATCAAAAAAGTTCAAAAGCTGTCTATACAGTTCCAGCAGGGAAAAAATTCATTATTTACGATATATTTTTATCATCTGACGATACAAATGAAGCTGAGTGCATTCTGTATATTCGCGAGTTTGGAAAGGTATTTATGCCTGAGTTTCGAGATATTATTTTTAAAACTCGTGGACTTGCTTCTACTAAAATGATTCCGATCATAGCGCCTGCAAAATCTGACATTGATTTACAGTGTATTCAAAGTTCAGGAAACGCGAAGATAAACGCCGAAGTTTTTGGGGTGCTTGAATAATGGCTAAAGTTCCAGAGCGCGTGAAAACGCAAATGAAAAAGAACGGGCTTGATGGCGTGAATAAACCGAAGCGCACTCCAAACCATCCCAAGAAGTCGCACGTTGTAATGGCGAAAGAGGGTGACAAGTACAAGCTCATTCGATTCGGTCAGCAGGGCGTTAAAGGTAGCCCACCTAAAAAGGGTGAGAGCGAAGCGGACAAGAACAGGCGCGCAAGCTTCAAGGCGCGCCATGCTCAGAATATCAAGAAAGGGAAGATGAGCGCGGCGTTTTGGAGTTCGAAAACGAAGTGGCAGTAATATCCTATAAAGCAAGCCCGACACTTTCAGCGTTCCACGCAGATGACAGCTTCATTCGTTGTGTGCGTGGGCCTGTTGGATCGGGCAAGTCTGTGGGTATGTGCTGGGAGTTATTCGGGCGAGCTTGCAGACAAAAGCCGAACGACAAAGGGATAAGAAAGACGCGCGCGGTTGTTATTCGCTCGACTTATCCAGAGTTGAAATCTACGACCATAAAAACGTATATGGATTGGTTTGGTGATATAACGAAAATCAAATACAATTCACCGATTGAAGCGGTAACGACTCTTCGCCTACCTGACAAGACGACTGTTGAATTGGAAATTTTCTTCGTTAGTGCAGACAAAGAGAAAGATATTAAAAAGTTTAAGTCGCTTGAAATGACTTTCATCTGGATCAATGAAGCATCGGAAGTTCCAGAGCACATCATTGACGTAGCGACACAGCGGCCCGGTCGATACCCTTCGATGCGTGACGGCGGGCCGACTTGGCGCGGTATTATTATGGACACGAACCCGCCTGATTTCGATTCGTGGTGGTACGAAGCGGAGAAAGCACCGCCGACTATCAACCTTCAAGACGGTACGGCAGAGAGTTGGGGCTTTTTCATTCAACCGCCCGCGCTAATCAGGCAGGTAGACAAAAGCTACAAGCCGAACCCTGATGCAGAAAACATCGAGAACTTAGACGGTGGCTATGACTA